CGGATCCCAAGACATTCCCTCATACGACCTCACGGTTCGTGTGGGAACCTCAAGAAACCCATAGGAGAAATCATGGCAACCACTACTTACCTTTCACAGCCCCATCAACTAACCATCGGGGGCCACGATCTGACTGATCAGGCCTCAGCGGTGAGTTTTACTCTCGGTAGCAACCCTCTGACGAGCACCGCCTTTGGCGATCTTGGAGAGCGTATGGTGCCTGGGTTGCAAACTGTCGAGGGGAGTATCACCCTTTATGTTTCATACGGCGCGACAGAAGTTGAAGGCGTTATCGCCGACGAGGTCGGGCTTGGAACTACCAGCATTGTTGTAGTTAAAGGCTCTGGCGCAGTAAGCGCAAGCAACCCAACCTGGACGATCTCTAACACGATGATCGCTAACTACCCAATCACCTACACCGTCGGCGAACTCCAAGTGATGGAAGTTTCGTTCTCGGGTGGAACCTGGTTACGCGACGTAACCCCGTAAACCCATCCCTTACCGTGCAAAGGAAACCCCATGAAACTATCCATCAAAGTCAACACAGGTGAAGGAGATTACGTTGTCGAAACTAATCTCTTTCACATTGTGCAGCTGGAGCGGAAATACAAAGTAAAAGCATCCGACCTCGCCTCAGGCATCTCGATAGAGATGCTGGGCTACCTCGCACACGAGGCAGCAAAACAGCAAGGCCACAACCCACCACTCATCCTCGATGACTTCCTCAAAAAATTAGTCACTCTGGACGTCATCAGCAATGAGGCAGAAAACCCCATCGAAGGGGATCAGTAGCAAGAACTCTCGCCGAGCTTCTCGTTGAGACTGGCTACTGGCCCCCAGACATAAACTTCACTACGCAGGATCTCATGACCTGCATAGACGTAATCAACTCGCAGAGAAAGGGCTAGACATGACAGCAACAGCGCGAACCGAGTTCGTCGGCGGTGCAGCTGCTATCAAAGCCCTCAAAAGCATTGACCCCGAGTATCGCAAACAGTTCAACCGTGATGCCAAAAGCATCGTCGCGCCACTCATCACCGAGGCAAAGGCTGGCTATCCCCAGTTGCCATTGTCGGGCATGAAATACAAGTGGACGGATGCTCGAGGACGCACTTTGCTTCCCTGGACTATCGGCAAGGTTCGCTCGGGCGTCAAGTTCAAAACTTCTACGCGACGAAACAAAGCAGCTGTGCTTTATGTGACCCAGTCGGATCCAGCAGGCGCAATCTTTGAAGTCGCAGGCCGAGCGAACCCAGGCACAAACTTCAACAGCAATTTACGGACTAGGACGCCTCGAGTGTTATGGCCTACAGCAGAGAAACATCTCCCAGACGTTGAGCAAGGTCTGTCGGATCTTGTGCGCGACGTCATGCGGAGAGTAAACGAGGAGACGCGCTAATGGCTATCAACATCCCGATCATTACTGAGTACATCGGTACTGGCGTTGACAAAGCGATCAAAGAGTTCAAGCAACTTGAGACCGTCGGCGAGAAAGCCCAGTTCGCTATCAAGAAAGCAGCCGTACCAGCAGCTGCCGCTCTCGCAGGTCTCGGCGCTGTTGCTTTTGATGCCGTCAAAGGCGCAATGGAAGATGCAGCTGCACAGGAACAACTTGCGCGAAACATCCGAGGCGTAACCAATGCTTCAGACTCGGCAATCAAAAAAAATGAGGACTTTATTTCCTCGCTTTCAATGACGACCGCTACCGCCGACGACGAACTCCGCCCAGCCCTCGCCAAATTAGTTGTCGGCACGGAAAACCTTGAAGAGGCTCAGCAAGGTCTCAAACTTGCTCAAGACATCGCTGCCGGTACTGGCAAGGATCTCGCCACAGTTTCCGACGCGCTATCAAAGGCTTACGCAGGCAACGACAAAGGACTCAAGGCCCTTGATCCGCGCATGAAACAACTTCTCAAAGACGGGCTAGATGTTGAGGGCGCGATGAGCGTTCTAGCGGACACTTTCGGGGGTGACGCTGCTGCAGCTGCCGACACCGCTGAAGGACGTTTCAAAAGACTTTCCATCGGGCTTGCCGAAACTAAAGAGTCAATCGGTGCAGCTTTACTCCCAGCGATCCAAGCAGTACTCCCATACATTGAGCGCCTCGGCACTTGGGCTCAAGAAAACACCACGACCTTCCTGATCGTCGGCGGAGCGATCGCAGGCATCGCCACAGCCATCCTCGCCGTGAACCTTGCTATGAAAGCCTGGACAGCAGCTACGACCGCTTTCACAGCCGTTCAAGCAGCCTTTAACGCTGTAATGGCATTGAACCCGATCTTTCTCATGGTGGCGCTTTTTGTCGCAGTCGGCGCAGCTCTTGTGGTGCTCCAGATGAAGTTCAACATTTTTGGCAAAGTTTTTGAAGGCGTCGGCAAAATTGCTTCGACAGTTTTTGATGGCATGAAAGCAGGTTTTGCTGGCGTCGTAACAATCGTCTCGCAATACGTCAACACGCTTGCAGGGATCTATAAAGGACTGTTTAACGGCATCGCCTCAGTCTGGAACAACACCGTCGGAAAACTTTCGTTTAGGATCCCCGACTGGGTTCCGAAGATCGGCGGAGCAGGTTTCTCAGTTCCTCAAATCCCGATGCTTGCCGAGGGTGGCATTGTTAACGGCCCGACGCTGGCGATGATCGGCGAGGCAGGCCCAGAAGCCGTCATCCCACTCTCGGGGCGCAACGCTCCGAACATGGGCAACAACATCACCATCAACGTCAACGGGGGCGACCCGAACGCAGTAGTAAGCGCGCTACGCACTTACATGAGGCAGAACGGCTCAGTCCCGATCAGAACGAGCAACATCTTCTAATGGCTTTACAGCAATACGTCGTCAAATACTGGAGCGGATCTGCATACACCGCGCTCACCAACATCCAATCCATAAACGTAAACATCGGCGTCCAAGCACAACTCGAGCAGATCAAAGCCTCTACTGCGTCTTGTGTCATTCGCTACCCGACAGGTTTCGCTTCACCGATCACGCAACTCAAAAGCGGTACGGAAGTCATCATCCAAAACAACACCGTCCCAGCATCGGCTTATAACGTCTGGGAAGGCAAGATCGCCGACGTAACTGTTGAGTACGGGATGCCGTATGCCGGTGGCGTCGGCAACGCAGACTTCGCAACAATCTCCATGGAAGGTTTCTTCGCTGATCTAGGCCGTATGAACGGCGGATCGTATGCGATGGCAGCTGGCACACTTGCTTCACAAATGATCACGGCAACAACCCAGTCGGGCGTCTCCATGGCTTACATTGGAGACACAGGAAGAGCAGGAGCAGCAACAACTGTCAGCAGTACCTGGGGAGACTGGGCAGCGCGAACCGCATTATCTAACAATGCTCGACTACGCGACGGTGCAGAAATGACCACAGGCCGAGTAAACCTAACCAGCCCATTTAACATCGTGCCATGCAATTACGCCTTCAGCGACGCCCCCACAGGCACTGACCAAAAGTACGACGTCATTAACTTTGACAGCCTCTCGGACAACTATTACAACCAGGTGACCGTTTCGACTGAGTCGTTCGGCAGCTCTACGGTTCTTGCTTCAGGCGTGTTTAAGCCTTACCGCACATACCAGGTAAACACGATCAACGCTTCAGCGAGCCAAGCGACCGACTTCGCTAACTACCTGCTAAACAATTACAAGACCCCGAAACTAGCGATCAGTAGCATTTCGGCGACCGCTGAACAGCAATCCACTTTCAAGCTTGACACGATGGTCTCGATCTTTTCGCTGTACTACTACCCAGGTTGTTCGGTGAATATCACTTTCCGAGGCACGACATATCCTTGTGTCATTGAGGGCGTTTCTATGAACGCGACACCTGATAGCACACGCTTCACGTTTTATGTTTCGGGCGCGGACTTGAACTCGTATCTAATTCTAAACAGTGCCACTTTCGGCATACTTGACACAAATAGACTGGGGTACTAATGGCACAAAACACATACACAACAGGGCAGGTCTTAACGGCTGCTCAACTTAACAGCGAGTTCACCTGGGTTCCGTTTCGGTATCAGGTAGGCACAGTCACATTCAGCGGAACAGTGACAGTCACGCTTGCATCTGGCAGATTTACAGCTGCGCCTATTGTAGTTTCCCAGCCCAAATCTATTGGCTCTGGGCTCTCGTACGAGTTTACAAACGTGCCTACGACTACCTCGTTCAACATTGAGCGCAGCACCGCTGGCAGTTGGGCATCACATTGGATAGCAATACAAGCAACA